CGATCAGGGCGATTAACATCGCCTTTTGCTGCTTCATAGCCTGCTTCTCCTTGCCTTTCGGCACGTAAGAGGCTAACCTACATGTGTTCAGCATGGATTGAGCCTCAGATTAATGTTAAGCGTCTTGCAGGACGCGTAATGTTAACTGGGGCTTTTCTCTATCTGCCGTTGGTGTTCATGCCCGAGGCAGATAGCCTCAAGCACCCGCAGCAATTCTACTTAACTATCCTTTTCCCGCAAACCGTTTTTATCCCCAGCGGCAAATCGAATACACCACCAGCGCCACCGCCATCGCAATTCCTACCGTTGTGAATGCTTCAGGCCAGGTCATTGATTCACCTCCTGCGGCGGTTCTGGTAGCGACATCCAGTGGGTTGCTTGCCTAAGATCATTACCCGGACTAACTGCTATACCTCCGCGCCGGAACGTGCCTCCGAGATAGCGTGCGGAATATATTAATGGCCCAGCCTCGCTATCGATATTCATCGAAATAAGCACGTTCTGGCTCTTTTCAGGCATTCGCTCAGTACAGCTTATCCAGCCATCCAGAGTTATCGGAGATCTGGTTGACGTTTCCGAGATTTCCCGAAAATTGTTGGTTGACGAATTCTTATTTTCCCGAAAGTTTCCGGCCTGAAGCATGGCGACGCGGCAGGCGTTCCAGCCATCAGCATATGTTTTAGTTACACCGTCGAGATGGCAGGTAAGCAAATCCATTTCATCAGGCACTACCATTGCTATCGGCTCTGCTTCCAGTGATGCCAGCGCGATACGAAACACATTAGCCAGCAGGCTGTCTGAAGACTTGTTATCGTGCGCCGAGTCGCTCAGGAAGCCTGTGATGTATGATTTAATCTCCGCGCGTTCTCTGGTAATAGTGCTCATATCAGTTTTCCTTATACGGATTAATTTTATTGTGCAGTGCGCTGAATGATTCCCATGTCACATCGGTATATAGCTCAATAACTGGTTCAAATGTCCTTCCAATTATCCAGACCAGTAATAGCGGGGATATCGGTATCATCAACACTATAAACAGAATGAAAAACAGAAACTCTGTTGTTCTGCTCTTTCGTGGGTAATTTTTTTCTAAATAATGTTTCATTTCTTACCGCCCTTTCGGGCGGCCTCCTGATGTTCTGAGGGTGCAGGAATCCCTCCGGTTAAGGATTTAATAAAAATCGTTTCTGATTTAAATCTTCAGTATTTAGTTGTTAGTTGGTTTATCGCCTTTATGCTTCAGCCTTATTTCGCAACCAGACACAAACCGGGCCATCTTCCGTATCATGAATGGAACCAATAAACCAGCCATCGCCCTCTGGTCGTTCCGGTTCCCATGCAGAAATATCAGCATCACACGCATCAAGGTCAGCACATCCTTCATCTCTGAAGCAGAGGACGTATTGAAGATTATTTTCCTCCATCCAGGCGTTAAACTCTTCCGTTGAAATATATTCCCGACCATCACAGAATTTTTCATATTCAGGATGTGTCCAGTAGCCATATCCGTCACGAACTACCGGCATTTCTTTAATTTCACTCACTGTTAACCTCCTGCAACGCTACACGATACGCCTTCTTTATCCACGCCTTACTGCCATATAATTTCGTCTTCATAATAAACACACCTGCACGACTCGCCGATATCCCCGGACAGGTTAACAGCACAGCATCCACCACACGGTTATGCTTCCGAAACTCCATTACAGTACTGCTGATAACCACCTGCCCCACCGGGCCGTAATCCTGATACAGGATTTTCACGCAGACACCCTCCTGTCGAAATAAACGTAGTTATTCACTATGCGCAGCGGCATGCCTAATTTTCTGGCAATTTCCCTTCTTTGCATGCCTCTCTGATGCAGTTGCCGCGCCAGCTCAATATCACGCTGAGAATATTTTGCCGACGGGTGAAAATCACCACGTAACATCATGCTGATGCCCAGCTCCCGTGCCTTCGTTCTCACTGCCGCTTCAGTTCGTCCGATAAGTGCGCCAACGCTTTTTACCTTCATCGTTCCCGCACACTGCCGGAGTATCATGATTTCCGCCCGGCACCACGTCTTCCACCCACTCACCGCTGCTGTTCTCTGGTGGCGGTAATATCCCGGAGAATATCCCGGCACTTGTTCAGCTCCCGCAGCGCGGCGCAGACTCGCTCCCACTTCTGAACCTGACCTTTTGCCCGGCGCAGCTCGCGGTTAGCCACATGCAGCGATGGTAAAATCAGACCATCCGGATGCTTTCTGGTGAACGACGGCTGTGACTGCACTGTGACCGCCACACTTTCCGTTTTTATTTCTTCCTGTGTTTCCGCTTCCCCGACTGGTAACGCAACACCTGCTGGCTGAGGAAAGGCTTTACCATCCGTTTCCGTTATGGATGCGGCTTTCGGCTCTGCCGGTAAATCAGCGCCCGGTATGCAGTACCGAAATTTACCGCCCTGATTCACGCGAATCAGACGCCCTTTGCTGATTGCCATGGCCAGTGATGAATTCGCCCGGCGGGAGGTAATCCCGAACATCAGTGCCAGCTCATCCGCCGTTTGTGGGCCATGATGTTCAATCGCCTCAGTCAGCATTTGCGCTGTCACTTTCGGTACCGGTGACACTGGTTCACTTTCACCAGTCTGAGTCAGCCACCACATCGACCCCTTGTTATCCGCTTCACCACGGCGCTTCAGTTTCCACAGTTCGTTGACAGCATCTTCGCGGCTGATTCCAAGGCGCGATGCCACTACCTGTGAAGAGGCTTTTTTCAGTGCTTTCAGTGCGTCAAATACGGTTTCCATTAATATTTCCTCCGACAAAATCGTTTCTCAGATTCAAATAAAACCAGCTGCCTTCCGGCGTTCGTATTCCTGTTTCAGCCGTTCAATTGGCGTTGGCCCTTGCGGGTGTTTCGCCCCTTCCAGTTGTCGTCGCACTGGCGGAACACTCATCCCGTTACCAACATGCTTTGCCCATTTCGTCAGTTGCCGTTCCGCAAGTCGTTTTAACTCACCTTGCGTCATCTGGCGCTCAATCCCTCTGGTACGCATTTCGAGGCAGATGTGGTACAGCACAGGCTGTGGCCACGGGTATTTATCACTCCCGTCGTATCGCCAGGATTCATTGCGCCAGCGCCGGTACTCTTCCATCACGGCATCCACCGTAAGACCAAATGGATTTGCCCCACTCTCCGAAATCAGCGCAACAAACTCAGCCAGGTCCGGGGGCCACGTTTCACCCGCCCGGCAGCGGTCCATGCACTGACGGCACACCAGACGGATTTGCTGTTCAGTCATCGCACCAATCTGGGCAATCCAGAGCTTCGAAGGTGCGGCCCCGTTCTTCTGAGTCCAGCGGTTCGAATACACCTCCCCCATGAGCTCCCACAGCTTCCAGGCCGTTTCCGTTGCTGATAAATCCGTTTTCACGTTCCCACTGCTCACGTGCTGCCCGAATTTCCTGAACTGCCCGTGATGCGGTGCCACCTGGTGCTGCTGCATGGTTTACCCCTTTGCTGACTGGTTTAACCTGCGCCCTGACGTGATTTACGTGACGGGCGAATTTCTGCTCCCACTGAATCTGCGTAAACACTTTCCCCTCCGCTGCCCAGTAGTCCCGGAAGGCGGCAAGTTCAGCAGGTGTAAATTCTGTCTCCGGCAAAGCCATCCCCCACAACGCAGCCCGTCGTCGAAAATCCCGTGACGGATACCAGCTATCGCTCATCGGGAATTTTCCGATGGGTTTCGCTCAGGCCATACAGGAATACAGGGGGGGCTGCCTGTAACGACAAAACTTCCTGCTCACTGGTCGGAGCACTCTCGCGTGCGTTATGTGTGGGGTTTAGATCTTTGGGTTCCTTTGGGTTCCGTGATCCGTTTTTGGGTGTCTTTGATGGAAAATTTGGGTGTCTTTGGTTATTTTCCATGCAGCTAAGAGTTCTGTTTTTGGGTCTGTTTTGTGCTGAAACATAACCATTTTCGGTACTGTTTTTATTAACAGCACCAATTTTACCCACCTTTAAAGACTCCCGTTTTTGGGTGTATTCAGGCTCGGCAACACTTTCTTCTACACCGATAAGTCGGTACACCACAATTTGCTTTGTTCTGCCTTTTCTCTCACCGGTATCAACAATTAACCCAATCTCCATCAGGTGTCGTAAGCTGTCCTGCACAGTCTTTTTGTTCAGTTCCGTTACTTCTGCCAGTGCAGATACAGACGGGTATGCACACAAATCGGCACCGCACATATCAGCAAGCCAGGTCAATACTGACTTACTGGATGAACTGCCGGTTTTCACCTTTTTAGCCCATCGTAGTGCATCGATACTCATACGCCCCCCTGGCAGACATTTGTTTATCTGCAAAGTAATATTGGTATTGCTGACGATACGCGTGCTTGAAAGCAATAGCTTTTTCTATAAGCTCGTCAGTCTCACGTTCCACAACAACTGGATCCGCAAAAAGCAGCCCGGACTCCACCACATCGCCATATTCTTTGTTTAACCCGGCGATCATGTACGTAATGCTTTTTCCGTCAGTAATTTCACAATACAATCTGAAATCGCTGATCCGGATAGCCTCCATAATTGCCGGAATCAGCGCCGTGAATTTGTCACGCTTATCTCTGGTGTCGATAGCTTTCCAGCGTTCGAATATCTTCACCCGGTTAACGCCCAGCGCCCGTTGATCAACCTCGCCATCATTAAACGTGACGCGTTGAACATCGATGTTCGGGCGTTCTTTCAGAGCCCAGAATGCTTCCGTGATTAATATCGTCGCCTGCTCCTGTGTCATTCCTGGTCGGCATACCCAGGTATCCAGAGCCTCACAAACCTGTTCAGTGGTGATTTTCATTGTTCAACCGCCCCGCCCGCTTTGCCTTACGATATTCGTCATAAACTTTGGGGTCGTACTGAAGTTCCCCGCCGGATGCCTCTTGCAGGCGCATCGCGCGACCTTCAGGAACCAGTTCCCCCCATGCAGCAACGCTTGCCAGCCTAACTCCTGCGACATTGGCAAGCTTTGTTTTGCTGCCAAAAAACGCTATAGCATCAATTTTCAACATATCGAAACCCTTAGATTTTCCTAAGGAAACTAGATCGTAGAGAAACCTAAGTCAAGAAAAATTAGAATTACCTAATATGAAAAACGAAACCTTCGGTGCTCGCCTCTTATACAGGCGAAAAAAATTAAAACTGTCTCAGGCCGCATTAGGTAAGCTGGTCAAAGTGGCTCACGTAACAATTTCTCAATGGGAAAGAGATGAAACACAGCCAGCGGGGAAGAGATTATTCGCACTGAGCCAGGCGCTTCAGTGCTCGCCGACTTGGCTTCTTTTTGGAGATGAAGATAAGCAACCAGGCGAACCGATCCCAGATAATCAGCCAGTCAATCTGACAGAAGATCAAAAAGAGTTGCTTCAACTGTTCGACGCACTGCCTGAGTCAGAGCAAAAGGCTCTGTTGTCAGAGATGCGTGCTCGAGTTGAGAATTTCAACAAACTTTTTGAAGAACTACTCAAAGCTCGCAAAAGAAGCGCAAATAAATAACCCCCCTTTTTTTCGCAACTCTCTGTAATAAAAAGCACAAACTTTCAAATACTTGTGTTTTTTACATCAAGAAGCTTAGGTTTTTCTACACAAAAAGCTTGACCATAACTCTTAGGCTATTCTAAATTCTACTCATCAAGACACCGCACGGTGTTCTCAGCAAACAGTTCCGCTACCCGGCGTTAAGGGGAAGCAGAGGATTTCTCAGTGGGCGAGTCAAACATCAGAATGGAAGGCGTCCAGGGATCAGCAAAGAAACAGCGATGGCGCTTTATATTGATATCAGCGCCATTGCCGGACAGGTAAGAGTTATCAGAGCGGTAACTAAGCGGTATGCGCCTTTACTTCAGAAAGTCTCTGGTGAGTGCACCGAAGATATTGTCAACGATTTCGTCATCGAACTGCGAGGACTCATCTTCAGTTACAAGGTGACCACAATTTTTGCAGATGGCTCCCGCGAAACTGTCAGAGCCCTGCGGCTTAAAGGATGTGTCAAAGACTTAGCCACCACATTCTGGGCAAGAAAACTTGATTGTATTCATAACCAATTTCCTCTCGAGTAACAGACCCCTCAGAGGATACCACCTCGCCTGACGTGGTTAAAAGCAGGCAACGCTAACCACAAGGAGCCGACATGCAGAAACGAGACCCCGTCATCATCGCGCCAGACTATACCGATGATGAACTTTATGAGTGGATGCACCAGAAAATTAATGCAGCGCAGGATCTGAAATGGGCCAATGAAGCCAGGGCTAAGCAGGCTGAAAATCTGTCCGCTCTGGAGCAGGATATCACCAATCTGGAAAAAGCAGCGGCATTAAGCATTGCCAGAATGATTACATACCCGCGTTAAT